ATGGCAACTTGCCCCGCCGGTTCCCGATTTTCGAGCACGCCGGTACGCCCCTCCATGACCTTTTCGCCCTGTTCGCGGTTCGCCATCTGCTGCCGGTCTGCATCCTCGTTGAAGTCCTTGAACCAGCCGTCACGGGCGAACCCCATACACATGTTAAACGGCACGTCCAACGGGGTTCCCTGCTGGCTGTAGCACTTACACCTGACAGGTTCCTCCCCACCTACAACGCCCATCTGAACACACATGGCAGGGATTGGCGCCCGTACCGGCTTGGTGATCTCGTCATACTTGGGCGCGGTGTAAGCCAGTCCCTCGACCCGTGGCGTGTTCATCTGAACGAACCGCTCCGCATCCTTGATAGGATCGAACGGCTCATTGCCTTGCCCCTGCGGTCCACGGTTTTGACTCAACGCCGGCATGGGGTTCCCGGCGGCATCGAGTGGCACGGCGACGACTGCGGCCGGCGGCGGTTTGTGCTTGTCTACGGTGTTCATCTTGACGACATAGACGGCACCGGCCAAGGCAAGCGGAACGAGCAGCAAGAGCTTCAGACGGAGCGGAATACTGCGCTTCATCGTGTGAACCTCCGCCGACTTGTACAGGCTGTACAACGACTTATCGAACGCCCACCGTGTCTTTTCCGAGCTGGCCCGCGCGCTGTTCACATCGGGGTTAGGAGTGCAGCCGTTCCACTTGTGGACGGTCGATGCCTCCATGCCGAAAATGCGGATCATGTGTTTGTGTGTTTGTGTGAGCCGGCGGATAGCCGGGTCTATCAAACTGGGGTGTTGCGTGACCAGATAAAAATCCAGTCCCTTATGCCGGTGTTCCTCCAAGGCCGTGACGTGAACCGGCGGCTGCGCACCCATCGAACGATTGCGGAAAATCTTTTGGCACTCGTCGATAACCACGATGGACCCCGCGGGAACGTCCATCCATTTTGTCGCGTCAATTTGGGTCCAATCCAACTGTAAATCGGTGAAGCCGGAACAATAAACGGGACGGCCCTCGGCCTCTGCACGGCGCTTTACCTCGCCAATCGTGTAGAGCGATTTGCCATTGCCGGGAAGCCCTGTAATCAGTTCAATCATGGTCTGTCCTTATGCCGATTTGGTGACAAGCTTTGTCAGCTTGGTAGAGCCGGCCAGCTTTACCGCGATCGCTGCACCGTAAGCCGAAAATACAAGGCCGATCGCCTTATCGACCCACATGTAAGCGAGGAAGGCCACCACGTCGGCGGGCATCGCGCTCATGTTCGTTTTGATGGAATCGAACAGCCAAGTAATGGCCACATCGAACCCGCTGTACGTTACGTATCCCATCCCCAGGGCGAGCAGCACGCGACCAACCATCGAACCCGCAATGGTCAGCAATCCACCCAACAGCGACATTAGTAATGGCATTTTTTACTCCGACAGGAAGGCGCCACGAACGATCTTGAACGCGACCAGCGACGCTATGACCATCAGCGCATACCGAAGTGCGATCAGGACGTTACACGCCTCTGAAAATGAAATGGTTATGGTGCGGCCCTGCACCGTGAAAGTTTTGTTTGGAAAGCATCCACCAGCACCGAGCCAGCCACTACTGTTCAGCGCCGGGACTGAAACGCCGATGGCGTTCTTGTTCGTGGGCAGCGATGCGGCGGAGGGGTCCGTGCCGTTCATTACGCTCTGGCCCAACGCGAACGCGGAACTTGCCTTGAGTGCCTTGTCGTCGTCGTCTTTTGAACAACGTAGGGCGGCGGCTTGCTGGAGGGTCGCGCACTGGATGGCATCGCCGTTACAGGCCACCTGCGCGCACGATCCAGATACCGAACTGTTTTTGCAAGCGGTGAGTTCGGGGTGTTGCGTGCAAAAGTCCTTTGTATCGGGGTCAGGAACGCCCTGCTTGCCATCGCCGGTCATGCTGGTAGACGTGGACCCCGAAATCGACTTGGAGCCATCTGGGGCCGTTGTCGTCGTCGTGGTGGTCGTGGTACTCGAGCCATCGCCATTCTGCTGTGTGCTGGTCTGTGTCTGTATCGTGTTTCCTGCCGCGTCGGTGGTGGTCTTTGTGCTCCCGGTCGTGGGCCTCTGGTCTTTTGTGCTCGTGCTCCCGTTTGTGGGATTGGTGCCAGTACCGATACAGATCGGAGTGCCGCCTGAATCTACACCCCCTTGAACACTACCGCGAGGGCAGTTGCCGGACGTGTCAGCAGAGCCGGTATCCTTCGCCGGAGTAGTGCCCGCTCCCGGCTTGGCATCCGATGCCGGAGTAGTCCCGGCGGGTGCATTGGTGCCGTCAGAGGTGCCGGTATACGTGCAAAAGAAGTCTTGGCCCCCGGTGGCATTCTTCCTTGAAAAACAGTTATCGATAGCGAGCGAACCCTTTTGGAGTCCACAGGTTGGCGAGGTGGTCGGGAAGCCAGCCCCTGACGGGTCGGTGCCGGGATCGGAAGTGTCAGCAGTGGGACTCTTGGAGGTGCCAGACGCCACGGTAAATGTAAATTGCTTACCTGCCGGGGTGGCACACTGAGGGCCGGTAACGGGCGCTGTGCCGCACGCTGGAGGGTAGACGCCCTCTGTACGTACCTTGCCGGCGGGGCAGGCCGTGGCGTCGTCATAGGTGCCGAGCAAAGAACCTGCCGCTTGCTCTACGGTCTTGCCTTTATCGAGTCCCTCCAAATACGTCAGGTTCCATATGCACCGACGGCTTCCCGTGGTCGTGCTGATGTTGACCCGGCCAAATGTGTAGCTTTCGGAAGAATTGTTGGCCGGGATATTGGCGCGGCACGCTCCCGCATCGGTGCTATAGACGCCCTTTGCGAGCGAGGAGTAATACCACAATGTCTCGGCACTAGCTGACGCCATAGCGAGCATTGCGGCAAACAGTATAAACAGTTTACGCATTTAGTCGTCCGAGAAGATTATCCAGAACGCCCCGCAGGACGCGATTAGCACGATGATTGACATACACCCCCCGTTAACGAAAAAAAGGGGCCGAAGCCCCCGTGTGCAAGCCGTAGCTGCGATTACAGCGCGGACTTGATGTACTTGAAGGCTTTGATGCCGACCACGACAACCAGAACGGCGGCGCCGACGGCAGCAGCAGCAGTACCGGCTTCGGTCAGCGCGGTAGTAACGCCAGCCGTATCAATTGCCGCTTGTGCGGACGTTGCGACACCAGCGATAGCTGCGACCAGACCAACACGGAAAAACTTATTCATCTCTAGACCCCTCGTTAATTGACAGTAACTTGCGAATTGCCTTGATGCCCCAGGCGACGGCCCACACGCCAGCGACGTATGCAGAAATCACCTGAGCATCCCCGATGCTCATATTGCCCAACTCTTGCCAAGCATTTGAAGCACCGGATTCCACGACGTAGGCACACGTCGAGGTGTCGGTATTGGTCGGGTCGAGCGCGAGCAGCAATGTGCCGTCAGGCTGCTGTATGGCTTTCGCGCACACGCTCATTGATCCGACCTTAAGCGGCTGGAACCGTAGCGCCCTTCGGGGCGGTAACTGGCTTCAACTCGGTAATCTGGAAAATGAGCTTGCCCTCGCGGGTCGTTGCGCCGATGGTTGGGTGATAGACCGTGCCGGGTGTTACCGTAGGCAGCGGGCGCCCTTCGCCCTTCATGAAGGTGATTTCGCCCAGCTCGACCACGCCGTCTTCGGACGTGAACATGCCGCCGACGATGCGCATTTCATACGGTTTACCCGAAACCTTCGCGTTGCCCGCGAGGTCCTTCACTGTTACAGCTTGAAACTTGGCGCCACTCATAAAACCCCCTGTGTATGCATTTAGTAGAAAAGTGATCTAGGGAAAAAGTAAAATCACAGTCCACATAGTAAACGGGGCAAAATGTGTCCGTCAAGAAAATGTTAATTCTCATGTCCAACAAAACCACACGCACGCTCAATGTGTCAGACGAGCTACATAGAAAAGTACGGGTCGCCGCAGCCCTTGAGGGCGTCAGGATTGGCGACTACGTGGAGGCGTGCCTATCGGTAGGGCTGAACAGCCCGGAGGCTGTCAGGCGACTTTTGGAAGGTCGTACCAAGCTGGAGCCACCGCAGGACTGAGGGTGACGACTTCAACGCGGGTGCGCAGCCGGGCGACGTTGGCAGGCACGGCAATGTCGATGCCGTATGCAAGAAGCTCCCGCCGGTAGCGGTAGTACGTGTTTTGCGCGAGGCGCTTTTTCAGGTCGGCACCATCCCGCCATGCCACCGCCAGTTCGCCAGCGCGGCCCGGTATCTCTAAGTACTCGTCAACGATCCCCGTGCTTGCCACGACATCGTTAAACAGCGCATATACCCTTTCTTCCATACCCTCACCCCACTGACAAAAACGCCACAAATTATGATCCCTGAGATACCGGCTTTTCAGCTCGATTTCATGGCGGCTGATGCCATTTTCCAGCATGTACGCGAACAATTGCGGGTCAAACTTCTTGCTACCCTTGCCATGCTGCCGCATGTATTCGGCGGCCTTGTCGTACACCTTTGCGTACCAGTACTTCGACCCTTCGCCCCATGATACGCCGGTCGTCTTGTACGGTTTCGGCTCTTGCCGGCCCGACTTGAAGCCCTGCAAATGCCGGATGAACTGGCTGCAATTTCCTTGCGATCCTGCCGCCCAGTTTTTAGTAAGGTCCACACGGGTTAGAACGGCCCCGGTCGCAACGGCGATGACATTGGACTCGTCAGCCTTCGACACGGCCATACGGGGCAAGCGGTCCTGCAGCGGTGGCAGATCGAACTTGGCGAGCGCGTGATTGGCCAGTTTGATGCAGTCGAGGACGCTGTAGCCGAAGAGGTTATCAGCCCTGTCGAACCGGCCTATGTTGCCGTCGATGGTGACGCGGAAGCCATCCGAACGGATACGGATCGAAGTGTCGTGGGAGCCACGGTGCACCAGCTTGGAAGGCACATCCCACTTGACCTCGCCGTCTTGGTCCACGGAGAAGACGTGGCCGTCATTGACGGTCGGGACCCCTTCGGGATGCACTTGATAGGCTGATATCCAATCGCAGAAAACGGTACTCGTCATGCGGCTTTACCTCAAATTTGGTAATAACTTTACGTGTTACAGGTACGTAAAGTTTAGACGTTGCTCTGCGCGCAACATTCTGTCAAGCAAAATACGGATGCGGTTCCGCCCGTGGCCGTGCGGCGGCTCGGCCACATGCGGAACCTTTTTTTGGTCTTTTAGCATGGGGCCGGTTGTGGACGTGATGCGGCGGGGTGGAGGCGGTTTGTACTGGTCTGCCCGCTAAAAGTTTGCAAGCTTGGTCGCTCCCGCTCCCGCCCGGTCCCATCTGTCGGAGGGGCTGTACATCAAAATCCAAAGCCGAATCCGAAGGCCCGCAAACATTTTGCCGGCGGGGCCGGCCGCTTGTGCCGCCACACCGAATTAAATTCGACCTGGTCAGCTGGTTTTCGGCCGATTTTGGCGAAATTAAGATCCACCAGGTCGAATTAAATTCGGTCATGGCCCGTCCCTCTCATCTGGCAGTGCGGTTGGAGCGCCATCCTCATCAAGCAAATCGCGGCAGAAAATCGGGCATGTGTATGTCAAATCGGGGAACCAATCGGGGTCGCCGCAGCTCCACAAGCCCCGCGCATCCTCCAGAGTCGTATCTGGCTCGTCGTCATACCAAAAAAGCTTGCCGCACTGTTGGCATAGGTATTCCATGTGACCCCCGATCAACGCTTGCGCAGGAACGCTTGGAGAGCGCGAGTCATCGCGTGGTCTTTGGTTTCGTCCTTGAACTGGAGGAAGTCATCGAGCCGTTTCGCCAGTTCCGCCGGGACCATGAAGGTGACAGGGACTTGACCAGCCTCGCGCAGACGTTGACGGCGGGCGGCTTGACGTTCGGCAGCAGTCAGGGCCGCGCCGGTAGCTGGTCGGCCACGTTGTTTGCGAACGCCGGGAAGCTCGATCAGGTCCCCGGTTTTCGTGTCTTCATGCTGTTTCATAATTCCCCCGATTTTTGGCGCCGCCCATTGCAGCGCATAAGGGTATTATACGTTACATGTCACGGAAATTCCAACTATTTCGCGTGACAAGTAACGGTTATTCTTAAACGATTATCCGCCGGATGGTCGGCCCGATGTTTGCGGGACGTATGGTGCCTCGCGGGGTGGATGCTGGAAC